GCAGCCTTAACCGGCGTCCTTTTTTATACCCATTTTTCGGAGGTGAGCGGCAGTGTGCAACCGTAATTGCATATGGAATGAGTATAGGCGTACCGGCGCATGGGTGTGCATGCTGCCGGTGTGCCCGTATAAAATAAAGGAACGAGGTAATAACAATGTTTCCACCGAAACCTACAAAAACGCCTATGCCCAAATGCCCGCCGCCAACCGGATACCAAACAAAGAAAGATTTAAATGCGCCGCCTGGGACAAGAAGAAAAACAAACCCGTTTGACACGTCAAGCGTAACACTTACAAAACTTGAATGGCGGTATATTCTTCATACGCTTCGCCTGTGTAATTATAATCCAGAAGCGGAGGAAGCATTTATGAATGAGCATTGCCGGAAATTAATTGAGGAAGCGTCTGAATAATGCCAAAAAGGTTAGAACGTCCATGTAAAGCGTTCATGTGTCCCAACACAACGAGCAACCCAAACGGCTATTGCGACGAACATCAAGAGCTTGCGAAAAAGCATGAGGCAGACAGGCGGGAAAGCGCATACCGGCGCGGGTATGATAAAAGGTGGGAGAAATTTCGGGTACGGTATTTGCACGAGCATCCGCTGTGTGTGGACTGTCAGGCAAAGCATAAATTGACACCTGCAAGCGAGGTACACCATATTCGGAAGTTAAGGGATTATCCTAAGCTTAAATACACAGAGAGTAATCTTATGGCGCTATGCCATGAGTGCCACAGTAAGAGAACGGTAAGAGGTGAATAACATGAAAGTATGTGTCAATGAACTAAGAAAAGCAAACGGGTTAAAGCCGCTTCCTGAGGAAGAAGCAAACAAGGTTTATTGCGGCCTTGATTTATCTTCGCAGAAAGATTTTACGGCGTACCCCAGGGGGAGTAAAAATCTCTGCAGGAAGCTTGCCGGAGACCGTTAGCGAAACTCCGCGTGAAACTTTTTCCCAAAACTATAAAAATTTTTAAATTGGGAGGTGCCCGGAATGGGACGACCGTCAAAATCGCTTTCCGTTGTCGAAGGGCACCGGACGAAAGACGAACTAAAAACCAGGCGCGAAGCCGAAAAAGCAATGCTTACCGGTGTTCCAATAAAAATGCAATTTACCAAAAAGGAACATAAAACAGCGGCTAAAGAATTTAAAAGGATCGTGGATTTGCTCGCAAAAGTAAAAAAAGACGATGATATTTATGGAGAAATAATCAATACATATTGCCTTTTAGTCGAGGAATGCGAGCAAATTAATGACATACGCGAACAGTTTATACACTCAAAAGAAGAATTAAAGGCAGATTATGAAGCGGGTAAAACCGGTAATCCAAACGCCGATGGCATGAAAGCAACTGAGTATTATCGTTTGCTTGCCGATTTGTCTAAAAGCATTATCGGCTGTGATAAGCAGCTTATGGCCAAACGGAAAATGATACTCGATATATCAAAAGAAAACCTGATGACGGCGCAGTCGGCGCTACGTGCCGTGCCGAAAAAACCGGAGGAAAAGCCAAAAACGGGAATGGCGGCGTTTGTACAGCAGCGTAAAGCCGGTGGGGGTTAATGTATGATGACAAAAAAGCCAACGAGCCAGTAGACTTTATACAGCTTTTACATTTAACGGACGACTTTTATGGCCGCCCATTTGTTTTGCAGCCTTGGGAAAAAGACGTCATTAAAAATGTTTACGGTACTCTGAATGATAGAGGATACCGGCAATACAGTTACGCTTATCTCGAAATACCAAAGAAAAACGGGAAAACAACGCTGATTGCCGGTCTCGGACATTACCATCTTGTATGTGACGGTCCGGGCGGGCAGATTTATTGCTGTGCTGCCGACCGCGACCAGGCGTCACTTGTTTATAACGCTATGCTGCAGATGATAGACCAGGATGAAACGCTGCAGGAAATTTTACAGGTTACGGATAGCAAAAAGCTTATACGCAACAGGCAAACTGGTACGTTCCTCCGGGTTTTGTCCGCTGAAGCGTATACAAAACACGGCCTTAACCCGACAGTCGTTATATTTGATGAACTTCACGCCCAACCGAACCGTGACCTTTGGGATGTTATGACCTTCGGTGCCGGTGCTGCTCGAAAAGAAACGCTTTACTGGATTATTACGACAGCGGGCGACGACCCGGACAGGAAGTCTATAGGTTGGGAAGAACACGAATACGCCCGGCGTATCCGGGACGGAGAGATTGAGGACCCGTATTGGTATGTCAAAATTTATGGCGCACCGGACGACGCAGATATTTTTGATGAAAAGACGTGGTTTGAGTGCAATCCGTCTCTTGGGATAAGCATTGACGTTGATAAAGTACGGCAGGAAGCCACAAAAGCTAAGAATGACCCGGCAACTGAACGGCTTTTTAGATGGCTGCGCCTAAACCAGTGGAACAAAAATAAAAAGCGTGGCTGGCTGCCGCTCACGTCTTGGGACGCGACAACCGGAAGCTGGACACGGGAAGACCTGCGCGGGTGCTACTGTTACGGTGGGCTTGACCTTGCGACTACATGGGATATGAACGGGTTCGCGCTTATTTTTCCGCCGCAGAAAGGCTTTAAAGATTACCGCGTCATATTCGACGCATGGATACCTGAAGAAAATATGAAAGAGCGCGTTAAGCGTGACCACGTGCCGTATGACGAATGGGCGCAGAATGAATTTTTACAGGTAACCGACGGCAATGTTACAGATTATTCCGCAGTCCGGGCGCGCATTTTGGAATACGCTAAAAAGTATCGGATTCGCGAGATAGGGTTTGATAAATACAATGCAATGGAAACCGTACTCATGCTGACGGCCGCCGGTGTAAAAATGGTTGAGGTACCGCAGAGTATTCTCGGCATGTCACCGTCCATGAAAGAAATTGAGGTTATGTTTAAAACAAGCGAAACAAACATCAAAGAGAAAAAGCCGCCGCTTATTACCCACGAGGCTAACCCGGCGGCACGCTGGTGCTTTGGCAATGTAGATATAAGCATGGACGGAAAGGAAAATTACATGCCTATCAAAGACAGCAAAACAGAACGTATAGATATTTTTGTGGCAATGATTGACGCTATGGCACGTCTTTTGCCACATATGGCAAGGCGGAACGCTTACGCAGAACACGGGGTGATAGCAATTTGAAATTTTTAAGCAGGGTTAAAACATTTTTTAAAAATCTTTCAACTTTAGCAAGACCGTCACCGGAACTAAAGTCCGCTTTCGGGACGCTTTTATCCAAAGTTGGAATACATATTAACGCAAAGAACGCCTTGCAAACAACGGCTGTGTTCGCGTGCGTCCGGCTTTTATCGGAAAGTATCGCGTCCCTGCCGCTATTTTTATATAAGAAAACAGAAAAAGGCAAAGACAAGGCAACCGGCAGGCCGCTATATGAGGTACTCCACGATGTACCAAACCCTGAAACAGACAGTTTCCAGTTTTGGCAGGCATTTGTCGCCAACATGCTTATTTATGGACGCGGATATGCCGAAGTAGTACGCAATAATGCCGGAGAAATAGTCCAGATGTGGAATATAACGACGCCTTATGTCAGGATACAACGAAACAGCGAAACGCAGGAGCTTGAATACGTCGTTACACCGTCCGGAAAAGAACAGTTTATCCTCCGGAAAGACCAGGTATTTCGTGTAGACTGGTTTTCAATGGACGCTTTAAATGCTTTCAGGCCGCTTAAATTAGCGCAGAATGCTATCGGGTTAGGCGAAGCAGCCGAAGAATATGCATCCGATTACTTTAAAAACGGTGCAAATGTTGGAGGTATTATCGAATATTCTGACGTTATGAGCGGAGACGACCTTGAACAGTATAAAAATGACGTAAGAAAAGAATATTCCGGACTTTCAAACGCTGCACGGTTGCTATTTCTCGAACAGGGTGCAAAATTTCAAAAAGTAAGCAATACCCCCGAAGAATCACAAATGCTCGAAACGCGAAAATTTCAGGTTGAGGAAGTCGCCCGTTTTTACAATGTGCCGCTGCATATGATAGGTGACCTTGACCATGCAACATTTTCGAACATTGAGCAGATGTCATTAAATTTTGTGATTTACACTTTGCGCCCGTACCTTGTACGCATTGAAAAAGCGGTTACGGCGCAGCTATTGACATTGCAGGACAGGCTGACGTATTTTCCAAAGTATAACGTTGACGCTCTGCTTCGCGGTTCCTATTTAACACGTATGCAAGGTTATGCACAGGCACGGCAAAACGGCTGGATGAATGCCAATGAAATTCGGGACCTTGAAGATATGGACAGTATTCCGGAAGAACAGGGCGGCAATGCCTATCTTGCCAATGGCGCGTTGCGCTCCATTGCGGCACTTGCGGCAGCACCGGCGGAGTCCACAAAGGGCGGAGGTAATAAAAATGGCGATTGAAATTAAAGGGTATATAGTGCCTGATGATGACCAGTTTATCTATGACTTTTTCGGAATAGGTACTACAGCACCTAAAAATATAAAACAGGCTATAGCGGAAGCAAACGGGGAGCCCCTTGAAGTGGAAATATCTACATGTTATGGCGGTGACGTTTTTTCAGGCTCAA